CTCGAATGTCGGGTGACCGTAATACAGCTGTTGGGAATGTTATCATCATGTGTGCCCTCATTTGGACATACATGAACGATTCAGGTTTCACTAGGTATGGCTTTGTCGATAATGGGGATGATGCCCTTTTGGTCATCAGGAAGGATCAATTGGAATATGTTAAGGCAACATTAATTCCATACTTCACGATGATGGGTATGATACTCAGAATAGACAAAGTATGTCCAAGGATAGAGGATGTTGAATTCTGTCAATCACATCCAGTCAGACTACAAGACGGGTGGAGGATGGTGAGGAATTATCCTAACCACATAGCAAAGGATCTAACTAATGTCCATGGACTTAATACAGCCAAGTTGTTGGAGACTTGGTTGTATGCTGTTGGATCATGTGGCTTAGCATGTGCCAAGGGTGTGCCCATTCAGGAGAGCTTTTACAGGATGCTCTGTAGAGTGGGTTACCAACACTACCCGAAGGCTATGTTAGGAGAAATGCGTGCTTTGAGATTCTTCTCGAGAGGCATGGCATCAAATGCCGTTGTAACCCTCGAGTCAAGAGAGAGTTTCTGGCACGCATTTGGGATATTACCTTGTGAGCAGGTCATAATAGAGAAACATTACGACAGCATAATGTCGTTCGGCTCTGTGTATGAACTGACTCGCGGAATCCCAAGTCATTCCCTATTGTGATGGGGTTGCTGCGGATAAATGGCCCAAAACGGTGAGTAATCTTAATAGTTCCGTGCCAATGGCAATGCCAGGAGTGCCGAGAGACTGCACGGGTCAGCCACCGGTGCCGCAGCAATGTACAGTCCCCGTGTTGCTCGGGTATCCCATACAAGCAACAATGCAACGAAGCAAGAAATCGAAAAGTAAGGCTAAACCCAGGGGGAAGGCTTCTCCCAATCGGATGGTTCAAGCTCCATTGACTGTGTCGTCGGTTTATAGGCGGCCTCTTAACAATAAGATTGTCCGTGTGGCCCATACGGAGAAAGTGATTCAAATGTATAATCAGGGGGCTGTGTTCCCTCATATTATTCCATTAAATCCTTCGGCCTACACGCGCAATGTGCAAATTGCACCGGTCGACACAAACAACGATGAATATACTATCAGTCAAGTGTTTCCATATGCCTATGCCATGGCAGCTCGTTATGAATTCTGGAGGGTTGTCAGTATGACCTTCCATTACGAACCACAAGCTCCGGCTGACACATCAGGCAGGGTTGGAATGTTCATTGATTATGATCCAAATGACAATGATTCCAACATTTCACTGTCTGATGCATCATACATGCATGGATACACTGAAGGACCACTTTGGGAGAGGCTTGAGATTCAAGTCAATCCATCTTTGGCGAATACACCACTTAAGTGGCAGTATTGTCGTGATTCGGCGGTTGGTGGGGAC